CAGGTAACCTGTACACATCTGGTATTGGCATGACCACAGCTACTGCTGAAGGTTTAGGTGCTGATGATGCTACTGGTGTATTCAATCAAATGGCATTCTCAATTGAGAAAGTTACTGTTACTGCACAATCACGTGCTTTGAAGGCTGAATACTCTCTAGAACTTGCACAAGACTTGAAGGCAATTCATGGCTTGGATGCAGAAACAGAGTTGTCAAACATCCTTTCTACAGAAATTTTGTCTGAAATCAACCGTGAAGTTATCCGTACAATCTATACAACTGCTGTTGCAGGTGCTCAATACGGCACTACAACTGCTGGTGCATTTGACTTGGACACTGACTCTAACGGTCGTTGGTCTGTTGAACGTTTCAAAGGTTTGATTTTCCAAATTGAACGTGATGCTAACGTAATTGCTAAGCAAACTCGTCGTGGCAAAGGTAACGTGATGATTGTATCATCTGACGTTGCTTCCGCAATGGCAATGGCTGGCGTGTTGCAATATACACCTAACCTATCTGCTGATCTACAAGTTGATGACACAGGCAATACATTTGCTGGTTTGTTGCACGGTCGTATCAAAGTATACATTGATCCATATTTTGGTGGCTACACAAGCAACCAAGAATTGGTTACAATTGGATACAAAGGTACTTCACCTTATGATGCTGGTTTGTTCTATTGCCCATACGTTCCGCTACAAATGGTTCGTGCAATTGACCAGTTCACATTCCAACCAAAAATTGGATTCAAGACACGTTACGGCATGGTTGCAAACCCATTCGCAAACGGTCTTACATCTGGCAACGGTGCATTGAACCCACGTACAAACGTTTACTATCGCATTTTTGCAGTTAGAAACTTGATGTAATCCCAGGGTACCAGGGATGGGAAGAGTCACCACTAAGAGTGACATTTAAAGACCACCTTCGGGTGGTCTTTTTTTTGGCTCCTAAATACTGATAGAGGAGATAACATGACTGCAATAACTAGATCACCAGAAAATACCAATTTACTTCAACCCACCAAGTTCTTACTTACATTCGATAGAATTAGGGCCACACAGTATTTTTGTCAGTCGGTTAATCTACCGGGCGTTTCTTTGGGTGAGGTTAATAGAGCCACTCCATTTTTAGATATGTATTCACCTGGTACCAAACTAACGTATTCTCCACTTGATGTTGAATTTTTGGTTGATGAAGAATTACAATCATGGAAAAACATATATGATTGGTTCACCTCAATTGCTGATCCAGATGGTTTTGAAAAACGTAACGGTAGTAAAGAACTACAAAACAACAAACATTTTTCAGATGCAACATTAACTATTCTAAGTGGATTAAACAATCCAATTCTAAGAATACAATATACAAATTTATTTCCGTTGAGTATAAATGATATTCAATTTGATACTACACAATCCGCAGACACCATTATAACCGCAAGCGCAACATTCAGGTATCAATCATACAAATACTTGACAGTTTAATACTTTTGTGATATAATGTTTTGATTATGGCAATTATGAATAACTATGGAAACACTTGAAATAATATTAAAAATGTGGGAATCGGATGCAGTCATCGACCAAACCGAACCCAGCAAAGAACTATTAAAGATACCTGTATATCACAGTAAATATCTTGGCATTCTGACCAAACATAAAATCGCATCAAAGAAAGCTCATTTTGATTACCTACGTATGCGTAAGGTAAAGTGGGAATACTTTACTGGCAAAATGTCACAAGATGAATTGACTGAATATGGTTGGGAACCTTTTCAGTTTGCATTGAAGTCTGACATTAATACTTACTTGGAGGCAGACAAAGACCTTATTAAATTATTGGAGAAAAAGGTCTACCATGAAGAAGTCGTTTCAGTTATTGAATCTATTATGGCCGAATTGAAACAAAGAACATGGCAACTGCGAGACTTTATATCATGGGAGAAATTCGTTGGCGGACAATGACCATTTAATTATTACAAAGAAGGATGAAGTATATGCCAAAGTGACCTGTGAGAAGCACGTTGCAAAGGAATTATCTGAGTACTTCACGTTCTTTGTGCCTGGTTACCAGTTCGTTCCAGCCTATCGGAATCGCATATGGGACGGTAAGATCCGTCTATTCAATCTACAGAGCAGTCAATTATATCTTGGTTTGATTTCATATCTTAAAGAGTTTTGTGAAGAACGTGAGTATGCATATTCACATGACATTATTGAAGATGAATATTCAGTCTATCATGCACAAAAATTCTTTGACATATTGAATCTACATTCACAAGGTAAACAAATTGGTGTAAGAGAACACCAACAAAATGCATTTATTGAGGCCATGCAAAAACGGAGAACATTGTTGTTGTCTCCTACTGCATCAGGCAAATCACTTATCATATACTTGTTGTTCAGACAATTGTTGCAGTATCAACAGTTAAAAGGTTTAATCATTGTTCCAACAACAACATTGGTTGAACAGTTGTATTCGGACTTTGCAGACTATTCATCCGTTAACGGATTTAATGTGGAAGAAAACGTACACAGAATCTATCAAGGTAAAGATAAGCTAACGGACAAGAATCTAACAATCTCCACATGGCAGTCACTGTACAAGTTACCACCAGAATACTTTCATCAATTTCAATATGTCATTGGTGATGAGGCACACTTATTCAAGGCACAATCATTAACATCAATACTAACATCTTGTGTCAATGCAAAATATAGAATTGGCCTTACTGGTACATTAGACGGTACCAAAACACACAAATTGGTATTAGAAGGTTTGTTTGGACCAACGAAAAAGGTCATATCAACTAAAGAGTTGATTGACAAGAATCAATTATCAGCATTCAACATAAAGTGTCTGATACTGAAACATTCAGATGAAGTATGCAAAGAAATGAAAGATGCAACATATCCAGATGAGTTGAAGTATTTGATTGAGTCTGAGAATAGAAATCGTTTCATTCGTAATTTGGCAATCAGTTTGGAGAAAAACACATTGGTTCTTTTTCAGATGAAGAAACATGGTCGTGCATTATACGAAATGATTAAACAAAAGGCAAATGGTCGCAGTGTTTATTTTATTGACGGTGATGTAGACACTGTTGTCAGAGAAGAAGTTAGAAAGATTATGGAAATAGAAAACAATGCAATCACTGTGGCCAGTTTTGGTACCTTTTCTACTGGTACGAACATTAGAAATTTACATAACATCATATTTGCAAGCCCAAGTAAGTCAAGGGTTAGAAACCTACAATCGATTGGTAGAGGTTTACGTCAGAATGAAGGTAAAGAAATGGCCACATTATATGATGTTGCTGATGATCTTAGAATTAAAAAACACACAAACTTCACATTACAACACTTTATCGAAAGAGTGAAGATATATAATGAGGAGAAGTTTTCTTTTAAAATTTACAATATAGGACTTAAAAATGGCCATTAAAATAGTAAGATTTAAAGACGGTCTAGATGTAATCTGTGACTGTGTGTATACCTCAGATGACATGGTAGAAATTACTGATCCAATGTTGTTTGAATTAAGAGGTACCAATTTAATGTTACAGTGTTGGTTGCCTATGGCAGTAATCAAAGAGAACAAGGTACAGATTGATGTGGAAACCATTTTGTGTTTGATGGATCCAACCGAAGACTTTGAAGAATATTACCTTAATGCATCAACAAAATTAAACGAATCAACTAAAAAAGAAAGAGAAGTGGTACTTACAGATGAGGTACTCTCCGCTTTTGAGGAAAAGGAATCTAGTAAGAATTCCTTAATACATTAATATATTAATATCATCCGGGGTACACCGTGGACTTTAACACATGTCAAGCCCTTTGTCAACAACTTTTTATGGTACATTTGAATGAGTAAACAGAAACATTATATAAACAATCAAGACTTCCTAAAGGCACTTGTCGATCACAAAGCTCGTTGCGTAGAAGCCGAACAGTCTGGTAAACCTAAACCAATCATTCCAAATTACATTGGTGAATGTTGGATGAAAATTGCCGAAGGTCTATCACACAAGCCAAACTTCATTAACTATACTTACCGAGATGAAATGGTTTCGGATGGTATTGAGAATTGTTTAATGTACTTTGAGAACTTTGATCCAACAAAGTCTTCCAATCCATTTGCATACTTTACTCAAATCATTTACTTTGCCTTTCTAAGGCGCATACAGAAAGAAAAGAAACAACT